GCATCATGTCGGCGGGGAGCAGCAGCCATGCTGGGGCTATATCGCTCAAGTGAGTTATTAAGGGGGAAAGAATTTTCCAGTCGTAGGGTGGGTTGGTGATGAACATTTCACCTTCGCACTTCTCTAGTTTAAAAGCATCCTCTCCCCAAGCAATATCACCTTGCCCCTTGTTCCTATGACCATAGCTTTCTAAAGACCTAGCCAGATCACCCTCTCCAAAACATGGCTCATGGAAAAACACTGACGCACCTAGGTGCGGGAACAAAGGAACAACCGCCTCATAAGGAGTGGGGTAAAAGTCCCGCTCAACTCTTGGCTTATTGGACCGCTTACCCATCACCACCCCCATCAATACGGATAATAAGAAGGTGCTGATCTTTGTCAGCATCATAAGAGCCTTCGACAACAACGCCATTCTGGAACATAACCCCCAACTTGGTAGCCTTGTATGTTTTCTCTGAAACTGGGATTGCTTCATATTTCATTTCATTCCCTTTTGTTTGTTAAGCTTAAAAACGTAAGCTAATTAAATTTATTAGTCAACAACTTGTTTAAATAAACATTGCATTAAGCTCAAAATTATGCAACAACTTGTTTATGAAATTACACCAGTATATAGAAAAGCAGGGTATCACGCTGGCGATTGCGGCAGACGACCTTGGGGTTACCCGGCAAGCAATTTCGCTATGGAATAAGGGAATGCGGACTCCTCGCCCTGGCATGATTGATAAAATCCAAGTTTGGAGTAAGGGGAAGGTTTGCCCTGGCGACTTTTATGGTAATAAATGATTTGCGGCATTGACCCTGGGGCAAAGGGTGCTATTGCCCTGCTTTACAGTTCATGGGCAGAAATCCACGACATGCCTATGCTGGGAAAAGAAGTAAACGGCTCAGAAGTTGCCCGTATTTTTAAAGAGTTTACACCAGACCACATTTGGTTGGAGCAAGTTAACTCGTTCGGCATGGGGCGTACATCTGCATACAACTTTGGACAAGGAGTTGGTGTACTTAAAGGTGTATTCCAGGCGATGCAGATACCCTTTACTCTAGTAACCCCTCAGAAGTGGAAGAAGTCATACGGGTTATCTAAAGAGAAGGATCACAGCCGACTGCTAGTCACGCGGATGTATCCTAATTTAGCGAAACAGTTTGTCCGTAAGAAGGATGACGGGAGAGCAGAAGCACTATTAATTGCAAAATATGGAAGTGAGCAAACATGAACGGATTTGAAAAACACGGCCTAACACACTCTAGCATTAGCCAGCTAAACAAGTGGATTGGATGCCCTTCCGCATGGGTGTCGCACTATCTATACAATAATAGAGGTGGTAGCTCCCCGGCAATGTGGCGTGGCATCTTCTGTGAGCAATTAGTTGCAGACTCTCTAATGGGGCAGTCGTTTGAAAAGTCTTTGAAGAAAGCTCTGGCAGACTACGACAAAAAAACACCTTTAGCAGATGAAAAGTCTGAGAAGGAGCGTAACAACATTCAGCCTATGGCAGAGTTAGCCATTGCGGAGCTAGAGCAATACGGCAAGCCTGACTTCCCACCTGATGGTCAGCATAAGGTTTCCATGACTGCTAAGGGTGATGGTTGGTCTATAGATTTCATTGGCTTCTTAGACTTCAAGTGGCCTGACCACGGCCTGATCGTTGATCTAAAAACAACACTGAGGATGATGTCCACAATGCCAATCGGCCACCAACGGCAGAGAGCGTTCTATGCTAAAGCTAATGGCAACATGGCTGTGAAATTCTTGTATGTCACGCCTAAGAAAGCGGAGATGAAAGAAGACGGTAACGTCAATGAGTTGATGGCAGACATTAAAGCGCACCTTACCCGGCAAGAAGCGTTCCTGCGTACTGGCGACAGGGAAGTCATCAGAAGTATTGTGCCAGTTGACCCTGATTCATTCTATTGGGGTGGTGATGAACAGAAGAGGATGGAACTTTTTGGGGTTTGATTATGCTGACGCAAGAAAGATTGAAGGAGTTGTTCCACTATGACCCTGAGACAGGGGTTTTTACTAGGTTGGTAAGGACTTCAAGCCAAGGGAATTTGGGTGTTATTAAAAATAAACTCCACATCTATGGATACCTATATGTGGGGATAGACGGAAAAGCATACCGCGCCCATCGGCTTGCATGGCTTTATGTTCATGGGAGATTCCCCCTTGGGGAAATAGACCATGTAAACCATGATAGGGCAGATAACAAGATAGCCAACTTACGGGAGGTGACCAGCCAAGAAAATTCCAGAAATGCAGCTAAGGGCATTAATAATACATCGGGGTTTGTGGGGGTTACTTGGGAAAAAGCAAATAGCACATGGCGATCTTATATACAGGTTAATAGAAAAAGAATCAATTTAGGCTCCTTCCAAAACAAACAAGACGCTATTGCTGCAAGAGAGGCAGCGAATATAAAATACGGATTCCACGATAACCACGGCAAAGAACTATTTGACACTAGTAAACAACTTGTTTACAAACAGCGATGCCGTAATGGCAAAACACAACAACAAAAAGGACAACAACATGAGTTTCGATTTTGATGAAGGCGATACAGGCGGCGGTGCATCTGGACCATTTCTAAACTGGCATGCCAGGGAGAAGTTGGACGGCTCTATGCCGTCACGGTCTTTCAGCATCCGCACAGATGATGGGCTGAAGGATGTTACTAAAAATATGGAGAAGGGAGTAGCCATAGATTTAAACACGCTTCGCACTGGTTGGTGTTTTAGCAATGGGCAACCCGGAGTAGCCCCTGAGTGGTTGTACAATACAACCCCGGCACGTTTCGACCAGCCACAACCTGCGGATCGTGGCGAGGACCGCTGGAAGAAAGGCTTCACCATCCGCATTGCTATCGGGAAGGATCAGGCTTGTTCGTGGTCCCAAGCTGGTGCTGGTGCATGGGCTGGGCTTGTTAGCCTTATGAAAGCAGTCAAATCAGATGGCGGGGAAGGCGAGTGCGTCATTGCCGCTATGTCAGGGGTGGAAGAGATTAAGTTCGCTAAGGGTGGCACTTCCGCACCTGAGTTCACGATTAAGAAGTGGGCCAAGCGTCCAGAGTGCTTAACAGAGCAAGCGGTTGTAGAAGAGCCTGTTGAGGAGGACGACTCAGACGACGAGTTTTAAAGTTCTTGGTGGGTGATTCGTACCCGCCTACTGAGAGGTGAAATGGGGGAGCTGTAATGGCTTCCCCAAATTGCCCTAATAATAGAAAAGGGTACGACATGACAAAACGACGCTACTCAAAATATGCCAGTGACCTGACAACGCTAGGCTACGATACAACCCCCTTAAATGGCAAACGCCCCATCCTCAAAGGCTGGCAGAAACGCCCGGAACATGACCATGAACAGTATGTAGAAAACAACATAGGCGTTCTGTGCGGCGGTCTTCACAACATTGTAGCAGTAGACATCGATGTTAAGCACAAGGCGACAGCGGCGCTACTACGGGACATAGTGACAGACCAACTGGGTTTTGCACCAGAACGTATCGGCAACGCGCCTAAAACATTATTCGTATTCAAATGCACTGAACCTTTCTACAAAATAAAGACAGGGGTGTACGAGATAGACGGGCAGGATGCAGCGGTTGAAATCTTAGCGGAAGGCCAGCAATTTTGCGCTTCTGGAATCCACGTTGACACAAAAAAGAACTACAAGTGGCCCGACGATAGCCTTATGGATATACCCCCCTTAAAGCTAACAGAGTTAACTCCAATCGAGTTAACTACCTTTATAGCCAATTGCAACAATGCCTTAGCAGACGTTGGGGAATTAAAAGCAAAGTCAATGTCTGGTGGTGCCACACAAGATTTTAATTTTGATTTTGCTGAAGATACTAAGATGGCGGAGCTATCTAAGATAGACACAGCCGTCATGCACGTCCCTAACAACGACCTACACTACGACGACTGGGTTCGTTTCGGGATGGCAATCAAGGGTGCCGTAGGTGACGAGGGAAAAGAACTATTCGACAGATGGTCTAAGCGTTCCGACAAGTACGACAGCACAGAGACAGACCGCTTATGGGATAGTATAGGCACTGTAAATAGAATCGGTGCAGGTACTGTGTTCCAGATGGCTAAAGAGCATGGCTATGAATATGAACACAATAATGACACATTCGGCCCTACTGACCATAAATATCCAGAGGAAGACACAGAGGATGAGTTCCCAACAGACGCAC